AGTAAGCTCATCAAATTTAGGGTGCCTTGGCAAACCAAACTCACCAGTAGGGCCTAATGGATACATTCTATCTTCAATATAACCACCTTCTGCAAACTGTGCGAAAGGTTGATTTAGTCTAAGACCTGAATCACGTGTAAGAGCATTTTGTATACCTGTAGTCATACCTAGGTTTAACCTACGGCGAGGATCATATTTAGCCATTGGGTCATCAGTTACACTATAGTCTGGCATAGCTGCAGCACCGATTGCGGGTAGACCTATAGCACCTGCTTTACCAGCACCCATAAGCGTACTACCGCCACCTAAGTTACTTAAAAATTCTTTTCCTGAGGTTGGTGCTACACGGCTTACATCACGAAAGCCGCCTCCAATACTTGACGTTGTTACATTAGGTAATGTTTGGTCAACCATACCTGAGGGAAGTGCAGTTCCACTCATAGCTTTTCCTATCCCTGAACCGCCAAATCCTCCAAGACCACCTGAGACAGCTCCCATTAAAGGGTCGTCTCCTGATAATGCAGCGATACCTGCACCTGTCAAAGCTCCTGCAGTTATTGCAGTACCAGCAGACCCAGCTAATGCTGCACCTCCAGGTCCAAACATAGCTCCTGCGGCTATTGGTGCTAAAGTTCCGAAAATATTTCTTAAACTCATAAACTTATAATAATCCTTTTATATTCATTGTATAATACCATCATTTATGTTGCGTACAAACCGTTTTATTCCCTTATTCAATAGCTTCTCCGCCTGAAACGTGAATTGTTAAACCTGTTGCACTACCTTTAAATTGTATAGTTTCTGATTCACTTAAAATTTGTGTGCCCTTCCATTGGAAAGTAGTATTTGCAGCTATACTGGAGGCACTAAATAATGCATTCGCAGTTCCTGCAGTCCCTTCATCAGGTACTAAACTTACAAATAAAGTTACTGCGTCACCTGTAGTGTTACATACAGTTATATCTTTAACATATGCACGAGTATTAGGTGGACATGTATAAATAGCTAAAAAAGCTGTAGTACTTGCTGCTTGGGCTAATCTTGTTGGAGTAACTCTTTGAAATGCCATTAGTTATCTCCTATCCAATTTAATACTACAAGCATATCTAAATTATTTTTTACCTGTTTATTAGTGCCATCTACCTGATTAAAATAAAGACGTAATTGATTTGTAAGTTGTAACTGTTGTTGTTCATCATATTCCTTTTCAGGATTAGTTAAGTTAGGAGCTTTAGTTGAAGGTATATTTGACATTATCCTCTCCTACCATCTGGTCTAAAGTCTACTCTAGTTGTACCTAATTGCCATTGTACACCAATATCTTCTGAGGCAATTTTAAAATTCATTTGTCTACCTCGTGCTCTGACATATACTTGATTTGTATATTGGTCAACAGTAGCTGTAGTAACCACATCCCTAGATAATGTACTACCTACTACATCAGTAGTGCTATTTGCAGCTCCTGGAAAGTTTCTAACCCCTACTGTTACTTGCACTTCTGGTGTTAAAGTTGCACCTTGTGCAGTTGCTGTATCAGAGTTAGTGAAGTTTACGTCAGATATAATTCTTTTTGTTAATACGAATTGGTCTCCTTCGTCTATACCCATATCTGCAGATTCAATAAATGACTCTATTGCAGTTGGAGTTGCACCTGGTGTAACTACATTATCTTTACCATCTTCGTGCTTATACACGTAACCATTGTGTGTAGCCAATGGAAATTTAATAGTTCCACTATTAGCCCACGCTGTTCTAACTAAACTACCATAATACCAAATCTTATCTTGATAATTAAAAATTACATACCTATCTACGCTGTTAGAAGCCTTTGAACAATAAAACCAAATAACTTCATTAAATTCACTATTAATTCCTGCAAAATTTAAATACCCATTATCTTTATTCATGTCCTCAAATACATATTGTTTTAAAGTACACGGCAGGGTATTAACTCTACCATCATAAGCATAGAATTTATCATTCCCCATCCAATATACTACATTGTTTGCTTCTGCCACAACATGAGGAGCCATAATATTAATAGAATCACTAATCTCTTGGATAGCAAATACTTCTTCTGTACCTAAAAATTGTAATGTTGAAAGTGTAGTATCAGTAAAAATCAAAACCTCTTGTCTTGTTCTAAATCCAGTCACAATTTCAGAACCTTGTTTTACCCTTATAAACCCTGCACTGTTAGTAATTTTAGGTTTCCATTCTGTAGGTGCGGGGCCAGTATCAGGGTCTACATTAGCCCATCTAATAAGTAACGGGTCATAAGTCCCTGAATAAGTTGCTTTAACATAAGTTCCTGCTGGACTTGCACTACCGCCTGGGTCATAAGGTAAAGTAATAGTAAATGTAGTACTTGATGGTACTGTAATTACTTGATATTCCCCTTGATAAGCTTGTGGTGCTTGACCACTAAATTCAACCCAATCCTTGATAGCTAGGCCATGCCCTGATCCTGTAGTTACTGTTGCTGTGGTACCAGACCTTGTAATACTAGAAATAGTTTGTCCTGCTGCAGTACTACGCCCATAAGAAGTACCTCTAAGAGCTAATAAATGTCCACTCGAGGAAAACATAGTTTTGCCTACTTGTTCTGGTACTGCTCTTGAGCCAACTAATGTATTAAGTTTAACTGCACGATTAGATATACCAGAATCATACTCCCAGTAAAATATATCGCTATCTTGTATATTATATATAACATCATTATTAAATTTATCTTGGAAAGTAATTCTAGGTGGTAAATCTACAGGAGCATCACTTGCAGAACTCCAAGTATTCCTGTTCCATGTTCCTGCACTCCAACCATAACCATAGGTAACTGTTGAATAGCCTACAGCATATTGAAAGGCTGCAACTATACTTGTGCCTCCGCCTCCAGATACTGCTGAGGTTGCTGCAGAAGCTACTGTAATTTCAAACGTATTACTAGTAGTTTCACTTATTTCAAACTCTGTATTTAAATTAGCCGCTAATACTCCACCTACAGCCGCAGAACCACTAAAGGTTACATAATCTCCATCTGAGGCTCCATGTCCTGTAATACCAACAGTTACTGTAGTAGACGCATTGACTGTCGTAAAACAATTATCTGTTGAGGGAGAAGTAGAAGTGGTATAAGTTGCTCTAAGAGGAGTTACATCAGTAAGTGCTGTTCCTAAAAGAATATAATTTTTTTTATTAGTAGCAATACTAACTATTTCATTACTATCTGTTGTACCATATTGAAGAATACTACTAGCTGCCCCAACATATGCAGTAAAGTTAATAGGAGTCCAACCACCTATTTTTTCAGGATAACCTTGTCTAAACCTTACTTTATCACAAGAATACCAGCTTCCCTCAGAAGAATAATTACTCCTATCTCTGTTTATTCCTGGTTGAAATACAATTTTTTTAAGAGCCATATTATTTTTCTCACCTTAATTCAAAATGTGGTCCGTCTTTAAATGTTTTCCATGAACCACCCCATATATATGGAATGTTTAGCCGTACTGATGCATGACTAAAAGCACCATTAATTATCTCATAATCTGGAAAGTCCCACGATACTGCACCATCTTTCCACGCATATACATCTACTGCATGTCCTGTAAGATGTCTTGAGTTCATTATTTGACTCTTTCCTTGGGCAAACAATAACCGTTGTCTTTCTTTAGTACGCATCCCTTCTGAGATTCCAAAGTCAATAAGAGATAAATCAATCGCCGCCTTAACTAATTCTTGCATATGTGGGTGTACCTCTTCTAATTTAGCTAACGATTTCTTTGATAACTTATACATTATTTTTTAAATTTACCGATTGATTTAAGCCCAAATGATGCACCAATACTAGCCATTACAGACCATTGTAACCATTCTGGAAAAGTTGCTAAGAACTCAATACCTTTTGCAACATGTGGTTGAAAATATGGAATAAATGAAAGAACTATTATAGCGATAAAACAAATTGTCCAGGCTTCATCTTTCCATGAGTCTTCAGAAGCCTTTGCCATAGCTGATTCCCATTCTACTTTGCCTTCTACTATTTTCTTTTGAACAGCAACTTTAGCATCTATCTCTGCAATTCTTAAATTACTTTTAGCAACTGACTCTTTACCTTTATGTTCAAAATATCCACCAACTGCTTTGCTTAATCCTGATACGATAAGTCCAATCATAATATGCTCCAATATTAATTATACTTTATTTTATATCAACAATACTATAAATGCACCTTTTATGCTTTAGCTTGTTGCTCCGTTTCTTGTACCTGTAGCTGTAAATGTTGCAGTATTTCCGTTTAAGTTTACTGCTTTACCCGCTGCCCCAGCAGCACCAACTGCTCCGTTTGAGTCTTCAGTACTACCAAGTGTTCCTGCTGCTCCAACTGCTCCAGCTGCTCCACCATCACCACCAGAATAAGAACTAGAACCGCCTCCTGCTCCAGCCGAACTTACTGTACCCGCAGCTCCTGCTGTTCCATTTGTGTTGGTAGTTCCACCAGATGCTACACCGCCTGCTCCAGCAGCTCCACCACCAAAGCCGCCACCACCACCATCACCACCTCTCCTTTCTGAAGCACTGTCAGGCAAAGCTTTATAAGTAGAACCACCACCGCCACCGCCACCGCCGCCGCCAGAGATAGTTCCACCTGTATTATCTATAGTGGTATCAAATTGTAAATTTATAGCATGTCCACCAGCACCACCAGCTACCGCAGATGATGCTGTACTACTTGAAACTGCTCCACCTGCTCCCCCGTCTCCCCCGTCTCCTACAATGGTAGAGTTATTGTCTATTGTAATAGTGTCTCCGCTTGTCCAACCAGAGCCAGTATCTAAAGCTGCTGTTCCTGTAGATGAAGATGAAATTACTGCATTATTAACAAGGGTAATATCAGCAAAACCTGCAACATATGTTCCGCCTTTGTTACTAAAAATACTATAGTTTGCTGTATTACTGCCTATGGTTAATGTAATAGCTACACGAGCTGAAGACCCGTAGAACTCAGATAATGCTATAGTTCCTGTACTTGGTATAGTTCCGCTGTCACCACTTGTGCCTGAAGCTACATTATCGCCACCAGCATAATATTCTGACATGGATATTGGATTAGACCCGCCAAACTCTGTTTGAATGGCTGAAAACGCTAAGGACCCTGAACTAGGTATCGCCATCTATTTACCCCTTCTTTAGTTCATCTACTTCGGCTTTTAATTCTTTAATTGCTTCAATAAGAACACCAACAAGATTGCCGTAAGCAACTGACATATATTCCCCTTTATCATGTACTACTTCTGGCATTATTTTTTGCACTTCTTGAGCAATCACACCTGTGCCTTGTCTACCATCTCTAGTAAAAGTGACACCTCTCATATTTTTTACTTTAGTCAAAGCATCTTCAATAGTCTCAATATCATCTTTTAGACGTTCATCTGAGAAAGCTGTAACATCATTATTAAAAGTCGCAGCCCCAGCTCCACTCATATCAAGTGTTAATGCTGTTATAGTTGAGCCACCATCATTACCTTTAAAAATTATATCTTTATCGGATATTGCGGAGTGAACAACAAAATCACTAGAACTATTTGTGAACCTTCCAATCTCCGTACCAGCATCTTTAAAAATAACATCTCCACCATCAGCATCTAATACAATATCTCCAGCTACATCTACTGTTAAATCACCACTAGATAAGTCAATTTCAGTTCCATCAATAGTTATATTATCTACTATTACACCAGCATTTGCTGTGACTGTGCTGTTAAAACTAGCAGCTCCTGCTGCACTCATATCTAGTGTTAATGCTGTAATCCCACTACCACCATCATTACCTTGAATAAGGACATCCTTGTCGCTAACCAAAGATTTTATGGTTAGGTTATCGCTATCCATGCTAACATGACCGACATTCGTACTACCATCTTTAAAGATAACTTCTTCTCCACCAGCATCTAATATAATATCTGCTGCTACATCTAAAGTTAAATCTCCAGAGGATAAGTCTATTTCTGTACCATCTATAGTTATATTATCAACAGTAACTCCTGCATCAGCATCAACTACACCACTAAAAGTTGCAGCTCCAGCTGTTAAAGTAGTTACATGAGTAACAGCATCAACAACATTAGTACCGTCGTTATACACCCACATAGTTTTGCCTGTTGGAACAGCAATTCCTGTTCCTGATGGAGTTTTAATAGTGATTGTGTCAGCAGTACCATTATTAACTATATAAGGTTTTTCTATAGCTGGAACTACTAAATTTTGTGCTCCACCTGATGTACCTGTTAAATTAAGTCTTAGATGACGAGCTGATTGTGTTCCGTTTGAATCTGTTAAGGTAAGAGTTGCTGTACCACTTGAAAATGCTACATCAACTGATTCGGCAATAGCTTCTTCTATTGCTGTACCTAAATTAGTATTAGTTGTGGTACCCCAGCTTCCTGATTGTTCTCCAGTACCTATTAATTCTATTTTTAAATTTGAATATGAACTAGCCATTCTTTTCTCCTTTCTCCTTTACGCTCTATTGTACCATCATCTAATTTTTTTGCTTGTATTATCATACGGGTATCTCCGTCCAATTCGGTGTTTGAGAAGTACTTATTGCTGCCCAACTCGGTGTTTGGGAAGTATTTATACTACCCCATATTGGAGTTAAAGAAGAAATAGGCTGTTCAGCAAAAGCGAAAAAACAAAATGGCATATTATTGTCCTAGTGGGTTATCGTTAATAATATCATATACTTTAGCTAATTCTCTTTCCATCCAAGCAGCTAATTCATCTTCCATGTCTTTAGCTTCAATATCAAGTTTTTCTATAGCGTTGTACATCTCTTTAAGAGAATCATTATTAAATTGCACTCGTTCTTCTACTGTAGTTAATCTGTCATTTAATACACCAGTATTGCTACTAGCTACCTTACCTTCCGTAGCCACCAAACGTGTGCTTAGGTCTGACATCCACCATACGAACCCACCTGCTGCTGGAACTACTGATAAGATTATCGTAAGTAGCACTGCTGGTGAAAGCACTAATGTCTTGTTCATATATCATCTCCTGTGTCAAAGACACTGTTTCTTGTATTTTAATTGTTTCAGTTATCATTTGCAAATATGCTTCTGGTAGAATGATTGTAACCATACTTTGCACGCCATTAATTTGAGTTGTATTTTTATTATTTGTATTTTTAATTGAGTTTTTAGTTTTATTGGTTTTACTGGCGGAGGTTTTAGTACCATCTTTGTTACTATTTTTATTTTTTTTAGGTCTATTTTTCTTGACGGTTTTATTTTTAGTAATTGGCTTTTTCTTAACTCCTTTTTTATTGGAGTCGGAGGATTTTGATAACTTGCTGTCATCATTTTTTCCATCTGTTTCTGTACTCTCCTGTTCTGACGTTTCGGCAGTTTCTTCTTCTTGTTCATTTTCGCTCTCCTGAATATCTTCAACATCTTCATTATTAGTATCTTCAGCTTCTGCTAAATCTTCTTCCATAGTATCTTCAGATAATTCTTCTGCAACTTCAATTACCTCGGCTTCTAATTCTTCTGCGACTTCAGCTACTTCGGTTTCTAACTCTACTGGTTCTTCTATTTCTTGAATTTCTTGTATAGGTTCTATCTCAACAGTTTCTGGTAAATCTACAGGCATTTCAATTTCATTAATCGGTTGAATATCAACCATATTAGGTAACTCTATTTCAGGCATATCAACTGTTTCAATGGGAGATATACTTATTTCTATATTTTCTATTTCAGGCATATCAATCATTTCTAATTCAGGCATCACCTGAATATCTTGAATTAAATCTAAGGTTACTTCGGTAGATAAATCTAAACCCCCTATCATAGTTTCAACTACTACTTCTTCTACTATCGGGGCTATATATTCTTCAATAGTTAAAGTCAAATTAATATTATCTATAAGAGGACCATACCAATTACTGCTATTACCAGTATCATTCCCTGTTATAGTTAAACTAATATTTAAGTCATTAGTATTAAATGTCCCCTCTACTTCTTCAGTAAAAGAATAAGTAGACCAGCCATCTTCATAGGGAGCTTCGGTTGTATTAGTTATTATTTCGGTAGTATCAGTAGATGATAAAGTAATAACATTAACGATAGTGTCATCCGCCCCACCATAGCACCATTCACTTCCTGTATTTCCACAGCCAATACTTTGAAAGTTCATGTTGATTTCTTTAACAAGATGATTATCTAATACTTCTGAGATGTCTACATCTTGGCTTATGTTGCCATCTTGGTATCTGAATCTTACACTCTTAGATGCTGAACTACTATAGGTATTAGGGTCCCGCTTAACTTTCTCTTGATTACTATCTGATAGTTCCCAGCCAGAAGTGTCAGTCGTAAAGCTATTATTAGTTATTAGGTTGTCCGTAGTTTCTGCTGCTGATAGGCTTTGGATGAACCACATCAAACTTAACAGGCTTACGACTAGGGTTTTTAATGACATTATTATCCTCATCTATAATATTACGTTTACGATATTCAGCTATTGCATCATCTCCTATCAAACCATTGACAGGACAAGGGCTTCCAGCTGCAAGCATTGCTTCAAATACACGGATATCTTGACAAAGCATAGCCGTAGCGGAGACTTTCATCCCTAATTGAGCTAAGGCCCTAGAAAGTTTAATCATTTGACAGTTTTTATCTACCACTTGAATACCAGCAGAGATACCAATGAACCCACCTGATACACCGCCTGCTCTAGCTACCACACATATATCAGAGTAAGCCCCTGATGATGACATAGATGGTACGGTTGGAGTGGGTACTGGCATATCTCGGTAGTGTATATTGGATGTGCTATCAGCCGCATGAAGCGTAGCTGAATAAGCTAGAGTTATTGCAAATACAATAATGTAGAGTAAAATTTTCATTAGTCAGCAGCAGCTATAGTGTTACCAGCTTCTACCCACGCAAGAATCGCTTGGTAATCTACATTTTTATTGTCTAATGGAACATAACAAACAACGCCATCAATAGTTGCTTTAACATTTACATTTCCATCGCCTATAAAACCTTGTTGATATTGTGCTGCGGTTACGGTTGCCATATTTATTTTCTCCTATATTTCTGCATCAAATTGTACAAAAGCACTTCCAGATTGAAACACACCACAAGGATGTGTAGCAGTCATTCCTGTTCCACTTACTGTTATATCAGCCTCAAAACAATCAACATCAAGATAAGTTGCACTAAAACCAGTACTCGTCGGTTGATGACTATTGCTATAGAACCAAGACATAGTTCCTGACTGTGTAGCAGTCGGAGCTGCTCTAAATTGAGTAGGGAATAATCCCATTCTGGCTCTAGCTAATGTATTATTAGCATTAGCTGAACCTATCAATGGTGGCTGAGTATATTTTTGAAAGTAGCGTTGACATCTTTCAAAATTTTCTCCATAACTTTCGTGTTGAAATGATGGAATAGTATCTGAGGTATATGAACCGACTTCTAATCGCATTCCAGTTATTTTAATATCATTGTCAGTAGCATCAAAGAATGAACCAATCCCTGCTGCTGAGTTAGCATTATTAGTAGAAGCCCATGAACTCGCTAAAGTTCCACCTGTATAAGTTGCTCCAGCATGTAACCACATTCTGACACGCAAACTTTCCGCATTGTCATTGTCAAATTTTCCAGTAGTATCTGCTGCAAAGGATAATATATGTTGAGTCCATGAGGTTGCAGAAGTAAAGGTTTTTGCTATATGTCTAGTGTTATCAATATCTGATAATTCTATTACATAAACTTTTGCATCTTGAGCTTTCATATAAAATGAAATGGTAATGGCTTTAGCACTAGAAAATCCTTTTTCAATCATTTGTAAATTTTGGCCTTCTATTCTCCAATCTAAAGTAAAGAGTTCTCCTGTCGCTATACTAGTATCTGCTGTAGTGCAATCTAAATGTAAACAATTAGAAAACCCAGCTAAATCTGTGATTGCTGTACGAGCTGATGTAAACCTACCTGCACTCGTTGCTCCAATCGTATGTCTTACACGATCTACCGTAACATAGCCTTCATCTCCATCTCCTAATGCAGCTTCCGAAGTACTTCTTTGTGCCACTTGCATATCGCCATTTATAATAATCGCTTTAGAATTACGTCTTAAAGAATCTCCACCCGATGCAGTTTCCCAAGCAATCGTGCCAGAACCATCAGTAGTTAATACTTGACCATCATCACCATCAGCAGTAGGCATTGAAAATGCAACGCTATTAGAAGTTAATATTAATTTACTTCCATCTGATGATACTGATTCCCCTGCATCATGTAACTGTAATGTTGGACTTCCACCACTATCTGTTAAAAGTAGCCCTGTGTCATGTACATGAGTTAAAGCAATTTCATCATTACCACCAAAAGATAAAATCGCACCATCATGCTGTAGCTCTAAGTCTTGAGTTAGAGTAACATCTCCATCTGCCCCTATTGCTATTGCATCTACATCAGAAGCTGAACCTATTGTTCCAGCATCTTTAATTATTATGTCATCTACAAATGTAACGATACCTGTACTTGCTATTGTTATAGCTGAAGTGCTTGAAGCAACACCAATCGTTGCAGCATCTTTCAATACTAAGTCATCTACTAAAGTAACGATACCTGTAGCAGCAATGGTTATAGCGGATGTACTTGAAGCTGAACCAATAGTACCTGCGTCTGGTACCACAATCCCTGCGTTAAATGTAGCTGCTCCAGCAGCACTCATATCAAAAGTCAATGCTGAAATAGGAGAGCCCCCATCATTACCTTGGAATATCATATCCTTATCACTAACTAACGACTTAATAGTTAGATTATCACTATCCATACTAACGTGACCTACATTAGTACTACCATCTTTAAAGATAACTTCATCACCTGCTGCATCTAATACAATATCACCTGCTGAATCTAAAGTAACTGTTGTTCCATCGGCCTCAAATGTACCATCAGCAGTTATTGTAATATTTGCTGCTGCCGCTGCCGCATCGGTAGTTACGATTGATAAAGTTCCATTTGTTCCAGCGGTAAGTACAGCTGTATCACTTGCTGACCCAGTCATAGTAACGACTTTGCCATCTACAGCCACATCGTCTACAGTAAGAGCTGTCAGAGTACCTAATGAAGTTATATTAGTCTGTGCTGCCGTAGTTAAAGTAACATCAGCAACATAAGTTTTTACTCTTGACATGGCAGATTTTCTTTCTGTTCCACTAGCATTATCATCAACAATAATTAAATCAGCATCTGCAAGACCTGCTCCAATATCTGTAGCACCATCAATATCTAGTGCACCAACGTCAACTTTATTAGCTGTAGAAATAGTAGCTAATTTACTATCAGCAATCGCAGCACCTGAAGCTACACTTGCGTTAACCACAGCATCAGCTGCTAATTGGTCAGCACCCACAGCATCATCTGCAATTTTTGCTTGAGTTACATTATCATCAACAATAGAAGCAGTTACTACTGCACTTGCCGCTAATTGGTCAGCTCCTATAGCATCATCTGCCATTTTAGCTTGAGTTACATTATCATCAACAATAGAAGCAGTTACGACTGCACTAGCTGCTAATTGGTCAGCTCCTACAGCATCATCTGCAATTTTTGCTTGGGTTACATTGTCATCAACAATAGAAGCGGTTACTACTGCACTAGCTGCTAATTGGTCAGCTCCTACAGCATCATCACCTATCATAGCTTGTTCTACTGCATCATTTGCGATAGTTACAGCACCACCCGAAGCAATACTAACATCACCACTTACTGCAACTTCTTCATAGCTAGTGCCATCACTTACTAAAATTTTTGCGGACGTTACATCAGGCATTATTAATTTGCCCCCAACTGTAACATTATCATTAAAAGCAGCTGCTCCTGCAGCACTCATATCCAGAGTTAAAGCTGTAATACCAGAACCCCCGTCATTACCTTGAATAAGGACATCTTTATCACTAACTAGGGATTTAATAGTTAAATTATCACTATCCATACTGACGTGGCCTACATTAGTACTACCATCTTTAAAGATAACCTCATCTCCAGCAGCATCTAAAATAATATCCCCCGCTACATCTAAGGTTAAATCTCCTGAACTTAAGTCTATTTCTGTACCATCTATATTTATGTTATCAACCGTAATACCTGCATCAACCGCTAATGCTCCTGATAATGTTAAATTACCACTAGCATCTAATACAGTTGCTTTACTAGCTGGTAAACAACAAAATATAGTTTTTGTTCCTGCAGAAAAATCTACTACACTATCGCTATTAGAACTAGATATGATTGTAGTACGAGCAAGGGTTGAGCTATCTGAAGATAAAGTACCTAAACCTACTTCAAATTCTGCATTTAGTACAATACAGTAATAAGTTGTATTACTATTACCAATACCTACAGCAAAAGTTTCAAACCCAGAAACAGCTCCAGCTAAAGTAACTGTGCCAGTACCTGTAGTTGAGGTAGTTTCTTTAACTCTATCATTAAGAACAAGTGCCATTTATATCTCCTATTAAGCTATCCGTATAATGGCGTTGGAAGCATCTGCTGTTGGGAATACTACTGTAAAGTCCCCTGCTGTAGATGTTTTATCCCCACCAAAATCTAATACTGCCACAGCTTTATCACTTTGTGTATCATTATAAATTAATGCTCCACGAGCTGTAATAGTTGCTGTTGTCCATGTTTCATCACTAAAATCTAAGTACGCTGTAGTACTAGATGAAGTAGGAGCTACCGCTGTAAGTGCTTGACCTGTTGCTGTATATCCTGTGCCTGAAACTTCGTTTGATGATGTATATGCTGTGGTTGTAGCACCTAAAGTAGCTGATGAAGTATATAATGCCATTTTAAAAGTATCAGCAGTTGTGTCTCCACGAGCTACTGTTGTACTAAAAGCATGAATACCATTCAACAACTCAACTTTAAATGATGTACACATTGCTTGAGAGATTGCCATTTTTAAATCTCCAAGAGTTTAATTAATTCTGAATGCCCTACATTTCGCAGTTTATTCGCTATAGTTGTATGATTAGACTTAATAGCCTTTTTCATATACTGTATTAGAACATGTCTAATATTGTCTTTGTAAGCTTCTGCTTGCTCTTTTAATAAAGGATTAGCATCTTTACCTACATAAATTATTTTTGCTAAAGCCATTTCTGCAATTTGCTCAGGTGTATGCCCCTGACCTGATGTTGTTACCACGTCATAATCCACACCTCTTATTACTGCTGCTTTATTTTCCACCTACTGGTACCCTCTCTTGTCCATTTCTATAAGAATCTCTTCTATTTTTACCTTCACCTAAATTTCTTAATAGCTGTATAGTCTCACTATATTTTGCTGTGTATTGAGTTACTGTATCTGGGTCTTCTTTCATGAACGCAGCAGCTTCGAGTAATGCTCCATAAAATAATGCTGTATCAAAATTATCCCCCAACCAAGTATTACTAGCAGTAACAATAGTTTCTGGATAGTAATAATAATGTAATTCAGCACTATAGTTAGCATCTGGTGTAGGCCCTAAAATCATTGTATTATCGTCAAATATAGCATAATATTCAGGTATTCCATAGAACCCTGAATCAGTATCAGGAAAAGCTTCTCTTATAAAGTTAACATCTTTATTTACAAGAAAGCTATGCTCATTACTACTGTTTATAACAGATATACTAAAAGTTGATAACCAATCACTAGGTAAAGCAAAATACTTATTTCCTGATGTCATAGTACCTGTAACATTTTTACGTAAATCAGGTAGCTGTACAGTATTATATATACGTTGTTCCGCATTCTTAATAAATGTATTTACATCAGTGGTAGTATACTCATTCTCTGTGTAAGATTGTATTGCTGCTACTAATTCAGTATAAGTCATTATTTATCCTTATGCCATTGGGCCTCTAGCTTTTTTACCTTTAGTAGCTGCTCCATTACCACGAGTAACTACACCCTCAGTCTTAACATCCTTTTCAGGATAACCACCTGTACTAGGTGCGGCAACATTTTCAGGTTGCTTGTAAGTTACTTTAGCTCCTTTTCTATCTTTATTCATCATTTACTCCTAAGTTGTTGTAATAGTTACTGACCCTATTTGACCACTACTTTTTAAATTATCTACTAATCCTTCTAATTGTAAAGGATTATTAAGACCGACAGGGTCCCATCCATACTGAAAATTTCTTTGTGTATCTAAGTTTTTTTCAGGTCTTGGGTCTTTAACAGCTTGCGGATCATCTACAGGATACATACCTTGCATATTCTGTGGATGGTCTGGCTCCCAACACTCTTTACAAACTTTAATATGGGTATCTTTTGCTTTTATATATAAGTTTTTTAAATCGTGTAGTTTATATTGAAACCCACATCTATCACATTCTGCAATCGTATGTTTTGCTGATGCGTACTTACTCATTTACTTCTTCCTTGGTTTAGTATGTCCGTAGCCTTTTTTCTTTAAGGCTAAGTGTTTAGCCATAGTAGGGGCTTTTACACCTTTACCTGTTTTTTTGTCATACATCATATGAGCTTTAAAAGCTTTTTTCTTCATAACCTTTTTCTTCATATATCTCTCCTATATACTTTGTCTTTTAGGTACAATTCTTAAATCAGATTTTTCTCTATCTTCTGTTGAAGCTAACACCCACTGTTCTTCATACTCTTGTTTTAAAAACTGAGTTCTATCTCCTGCGTTAGGTATTTTTAAACTAAGATAGAAAGATAATCCTGCTACTAAACAAGGTAAAAACCTAAAGGGTATATCTTGGTTAGTAACCCCAGTACCTGCATCTTCAATTCTTTTGAGTGCCCAATAAACAAAGGTATAAGTATTATCTTCAGGAGCAGGCCACACATTAATAGTAGGTTGTGCTACTTGACGATTAATCCAAACTTGTACAGGTCTACCTGTAGAATTTTTATTAGGAATAACTCCATAAGAAGACGCTGATATTCTTGTAATATTTATATCTTCTTGGCTAGTTCCTGTGCCTGTCCTAATCACTTGTTCAAGTAAGTCAATAGTATCTGCAGGTAAATTATAAGTTATGGTGTCTTCAGTTAGAGAAACAGTACCTTCATCAATAGTCCAAAGATTAATACCTCTATTAGCCCATTCTGCCATTAGTAAATTTAAACTACGGCGAGCTGTACGTAAGTCATAACCTGTACGCATTTCTGATCCACATCTTTCAAATGCTTCTTCAACTATTTGGTTTAAATCTAAGTTAAACGCTGTTGTTCCTGATGTTGCCATTAGATAATTCTCCCTTTAGTTCTACCACGTTTAGCTATACCATCGCCACGATGAGATTTAGTTTTCTTTACTTTACCACCTTTTTTCATTTTCTTTTTGCTTTTCTTTTTATCCTTATCTCTTACTCTATCTTTATCTTTATAAATTTCTTGCATTTCCTTTAATCTTTTTTCTTTTAATCTTTTTACAACAGGAATTCTATCTGCTTCTAATCCAGGTATAGCCAAAAATCTATTTCGAGCTTCTGGACTCTGTAGGTATTTTATAAAGGCTGTCTTATTTATCATTCTTGTTAATGGGTCTGTTTTTCTTCCTTTAATAGCCATTAGATAATTCTCCCTTTAGTTCTACCACGTTTAGCAATACCATCGCCACGATGGGATTTAGTTTTCTTTACTTTACCACCTTTTTTCATCCTTTTTCCACCTAATGGTCCTTTAGTAGCACCAAATTCCTCCTCACCACTAATATAAGGTGCATAATATCCACCCATTATTTTATCCATATCATTTAAAAGGCTTCTTTTACTCCTTTCTTTAAAGGTCCTATATTTGAGGTCGAGCTCCCTTCTTCTTTCTGGGGTCATTTTACGTCTTTTTGTAATCTGTCTAGCCATTAGACTATTCTCCCTTTAGTTCTACCACGTTTAGCAATACCATCGCCACGATGGGATTTAACTATACCGCCTTTTTTCATACCTTTTTCCCTTTTATCTTCTTTTTTTAATACTGCTTGTGTTTTTAGATAGGCAGCTGTCTTTTTCTTAGACTCATCATCCTTCCTAGTACCCTTTAGGGTTGGAATGGGATTTCTGTAATCGCCTTTTCTATACTTAAATTTATCGTACATCGTAGCTTTAGTAGCTTTAATTCCTTCTCGTTTAGCGGCTATAAGTTTTTGTATTTCATCTTTTTGTTTGGGGTTAGCACTTTTCATAGCTTTTTTTAATTTTTCTATTTCTTTTCGCATACGATCTCTAACTGTTTCAACATGAAAGAAGCCGCTACTTTCTATGGTTTTTCCGCCTTGTGCCATTAGACTATTCTCCCTTTAGTTCTACCACTTCTTGCTATACCATCGCCACGACGGGATTTAACTATGCCACCAGCTTTCTTTTTCTTACTCTTTAAATTACTACTTCTCTCCAATAGTAGAGGAATACTTTTAACAGATAGAGGCACGCCTTTCTTTTTCTTTGCTACCTTTTTAGTAGATTGTTTCATAGGTTTATCTAATTTTTCAATTTTTTTTAATAATGCTTTTCTTTCTTTTAAAGCTTTTTCTGCTAATGCTAAATTCTTATCTTTAATATGATAGTGCGTTTCCCAAAATTTATCAGTTGCTTTTTGGTCCAGCCTATCTTTTTCTGCAAAAGATGATGGTTTTTTTGCCTTAGCCGCCTTAGCACCTGCCTTCTTTTTAACTGCCTTACGTAGTCCAGAAGTAAAAACAGCAGAATGTAAATCTTGAGCCGCCTTAGTCGCCTTAGCACCTGCCTTCACACCTAAAGAACCTGGTATAACTAAAGAAGCTATCTCTAGCCCCTTTCGAAAACTCTTTTTACCTTCAGGGTCTTTACGACCTGCTTTACGCTCTTGTTCCAATCTTGTTTTGATTGGAGACTTACCACGTCTTGTACCAATTTTTCTAGCCATCTTAAGCTCCTAGATTATCCTCTTGTCTTACCACGCATTGCAATACCATCACGAGGGCATTTACCAACTTTACCGCCGTGTTTCATCTTCTTAACTTCCTTCTTTACTGGTGGGCGTCCACGTTTAGTTCCGTAAGTTCCTTTACCGTATGGCATTTCCTTCTCCTATAATTGTTAAACTATTCTTTCCACTACTTAACCCTGATACAATAAGTCCAATCATGGGCCTCCTCCATATTTAATAAAACCTAAAATAACTCCTGCAATACTACCAAGCCAAACTAAAGTTTTTACCGCACCTTTACCCATAGATATATTTGTTTGCAGTTCTTTTATATCTTTGCTGTTTTGTTCAACATCTTTATGAACATGGTCTAATTTTGTTTCTAACCTTAATAAACATTGTTCTGTCTTTGAAGCCATTTTAACATTTCCACCTTTTTCTAGCCTGACGTAACCTTGAGTTAGGATTCTTAGCTGCTTTAGGAAACTTCTTCATTTGTCCTGCACTACGTGCACAAAATGATTTACGTCTCTTTGCAGCTTTAGAACCTTTCTTAACCTTTCCAGTTACTGCTGTTTTCAATTTACTACCAGGGTTGGCTTTACGATAGGCTTTGACCCCTTTCGTTGTCATTCCTGCCCCCGATTTAGTCTTTCTAAAATTACCCGACTTAACCGAAGTTTTAATTCCCATACCCTTTTTTCTGGTAGTAGCCATATACCTCTATGCGTAATAAAAATGCATCATATCTATTGTTCCAACAGTATATTTAATTGACATACCGTCTGCGAACAAAATACCTGCACCAGGCACTGTATAACCTTCGACACTATTATCTGTGCCGATAGTTCTTGCTTTAAATAAAGTTGTACCCGATTCTGGGGTACCATTAATCAACTCAATAACTCCTGCTGAACCGCCTGAAACTATTGAATAACCTTTCAGTCTTACTCTATCACCAAATACAGCTTGTGCTGCACCTGTAGTAGAACCTACTTTCATGTTTGCTGCAAATTGAGCTGAACTTGTTACTGATGTAATTGTTTTAAAGTATTTTGTACCATCTACTGCTTCTGCTGAACCAGTTGAGGTAATAACTTCTGTTAAAGAATCTCCAAAAACATCTGTTCCAACGATAGTGTTTGTTTTAGCATTATCGCCTGTGCCAGTTGTGGTAACATTTAAAATCCTTGCACCACCTGATGCGAAACTTGCGTTTGCAAGAGTTGCAGTTGTATTAGGTCGTGCCGCTGTTACAATAAAATCATCATCTGCTGCAACTTCGTCACTTACAAAGGTTACTTGAATATCTGGATAACCTGCCATATTAATCTCCGTTAGTTATTAACTGTGGGTCCGAAGACCCACAATTAAAATTATTTATATAATGCCATAAAGGTTGATTAATGAATAATCAGTAGTTACATTAACAATCATAACTGTACCAATTACTTGTATAACATCACCTGCAGCTGGTCCAACAGCACCAGTAGCACCTAATGGTACTGCATGGTTACCTACGACTAAAGTTCCTGAAGTTAATACTGTAGCTGGTCCTGAAACTGCAAACCAACCATAATAGGCTGCTGTCATGTCTATAACTGTGACACCCATTGTTGCACCTGTAGTTGTAGCAGCTTGACCAATTAAAGCACTAAGTGGGTCAGCAATTAATGTTACTTTAGTATCATCAGATTCTAAAGCTGTTTTTAAATCATCATAACAAGTAATAATAACACTTGGATCAGATGAGTGGTCATGAGCAGGATTAGATTTAATCCTAAGCATTTGACCTTCACCTGTTGCATCATTTATATAAAGGTATCCACCTGCATATTGATCTGCTGTAAGGTCTGTACCCGCAGTTTCTACCGATATTGCTGTTTCACCAGCAGCCACATCAGCAGTAATTGCCAAATCAAAATGATGTGCGATTGATGCAGCGTGAGTTACACATTTACCTGCAGTTACTGCACCAGCACCCATTTTACCATAACGATAAGTTGTATTACCGTAAAGTAATAGGCTTCCTAAAGGAAATAACTGAGTTGAACTTTCTGTATAAGGGTCTACAGTATTTGCAGAGCTTCCACCTTTTCCAACAATAAAGTCAGATGCTGCATATCCAGTTGCTGCTGTATATTTTAAATGTGAACCAGTTGTAGTAATCATTCTACCAGATGAATCAAACGTCATCTTGTCTGTATAAGCACCAGTAGTTGAATTTTTAGAAACGACTTTCAGACCAGATTCTGACCTGACTGTTCCGTTAAAAGTTGTATTTGCCATTTTTATATCTCCATACAAAGTTGTACTTATCTATCGTGTATGCGTCTGTTCGGGGCAGTAAGATAAGCAGTTGTTCCCGATATATAAAGTATACTATATTTATAAATAAATAAAAGAAAAAAAGAAGACCCAGCGAGAGAGTGCCAGGTCTTCAGAATGGTGTTTAGAACTATGAAAAACTAAACACCCTCAAGTGTGCTTATTAAGCACCTTGTGATCCCCACATTCCTAGAGGGTCTGACCAACCAAATGAATATCTTTCACGGGCTTTGTATCTAACATTGCCTGTATCAAAATCTCCATCCATAGATGTAGTTAATGATGTTCTAGTAAAATGCTTTAGACCATTTGGTACATCGGTTGTTAAGAAATAGCCATCTGTATCAGTTAAGTAATGATTGATAGCATATCCTTCAGGTATTGCACCATTGTTTCTAATTGCGTTGATGTCATTATCAGCTGTGCCTGTTCTTTGCTCAGTATCTAATAAACGGGTTGCAACGAATTGTAACGCTGGTGGAATGATTAACTTACGTGGTTTAGCAGCAATCAACAAATCTCTTTCATCAGTCCATGCAGCTATTTGAATAATTGCATTTTCTAATGATGACTCGTTTAAGTCAGCAGCTGTTGATTGGGTATTGCTATTTGAACCGCCAGATACTAACGGATGGTCTGTAGCAAATAATACTTTGCCATCACCACCAGTGTAACTAGAGTCCCAACCATTGTTTAATACGTTAGATGCTTTCACTTGTTTTGTGTTAGACATTGAACGTGCTAAAGCTTTAGTATATCTCGCAGATAAAGTGTCGTAGAGATTATCTTCGACTGCTTCTTCTGTTACTGAGAAACCTAAAGCAATGGTTTCGTGATTATACCTAGCTGTAAAGGCTTCTTGTGCATTGTCATAAGCGACGGCGGAACCCTCGTCTTTGACAGGTGCTTGTCCAAAACCAGCTAGTTTTGTTTCTTCTTCAAAACTACGTTCTGATGTTTCAGCTTCGTAGATTTCTTTGTGCTCTTCACCATAACGACTGTATTCCATTCCGAATAAAGCATTAAGGCCAGGGAGCAACTCTTTTAATAACTGAGCTCTTGAAATTGCCATGATTTATTCTCCTTTAAATACCAGTTGCGTTAGTGTATGAATGTTGAGCAATGTTAAACTTCACTAATACATCAGTATAAGTATCGCCTACTGATGAACTTGGTGAATTAACAAAACCAACGACTCTAAAGCCCTGTGTGGTTGTTGCTACTGTAGCATCTAGTGCTGTAGTAGAATTTCCTGTTGTAGTAGAACCAGTAGAAGTAGATTGTACTGCTGCTAATGGAGCGTTTGCTCCAAGAGTAGCTTGAGCCATAGTGGCATCTGCTTGAACTTGAAATACAACATCAGGGTCGTCCACAATATAACCAACAGCATCAGATGCTGATGTGCTTGCTGGCCAATATTGGCTAAAAGTCTTCTGACTAGAATTAGGGTCTGTATATGAACATCCAACGAATACACCAATTGTTCCTGCAGGGAAAACTGAAGAGTTAGAACCAACAGTGGTTACTATCTCGATTGTTCCTGCTGCAACAATAGATACGATGCTTCCGTTATAGATATTTGTGTCATACGCAGACGCTATTTTAATTTGACGAGTAGAACCAGCATAAGGCTGTCCACCAATCAAATTTACGGGTTTAAACCCATAAGGTGCGGCTGAAGTTGCCATAATATTATCTCCTTAAAGAATTATTTATTACCTTTCCCAAAAGAAGTGGTTGATTTTTTTTCAGAGAACAACGGCATTCTAGGGTCATTTTCTCGCATCAAGTTGTTGTCTACTGCTTTTTCTTGAGCTCGAGCTTTTTCCTTAAAATATTCATTTCTCTGATCTACCATTTCCTGTGGCATTTTACATAATAGCAGTCCACCAATCTCAATACCGTCCTTGAATCTTGAATTAGGGTCTGCTGGTATACTTACTTCTGGGTGTTCTGAATGTTTCACAGGTTCCCAGCCTTCACGCATACGAGAGGACACATTTAAATTATCAGCTTCGTTAGCTAATGAAACTCTAATCCAACGATATGCCCAGCCAGCTTCATGCTTAATTTCTGGTAATGTTGATCGAGGTTCCCATTGCTTTTTTCGAACTTCAGTTTCTTTACGAGTTACTGCTTCTCTACTTTTACGACTATTTGATTTATCCATTTGTATTCTCCGTTTTAATTAATTCACGTGCATATTGCTCTGGTGTCAGCTTGAATTTCTTTGCTAAAGCTAACTGAGTTTTAGTCAGCCTAATCTTTTTAGGACTAGTCGACCTTGTTGCTGGAGCAACTACAGTTGAAGGTTTGCGTTGGGCAGGTTTTGCCTCTTCCAACGAATCAGTTTCCCCAAAATTCTCTGGGAAGCGTTTTTGCATCGTTTCATCTATACGACGATAGTATTGGTCAGACGATGGGTCAATCCCACTCCTAACTAATTTTTCATGCAACCCTAGGGCTAATGAAGTCATTTCTTCATCTTTCCCAAACCAAGTGTTTTTACCTTGCCAAGCAAGAGCTTTTGCATCTGGTCTAGCAACTCTAGGTTGTGTTGTATCTTGCTCTGAAGATACCTCATTTCCTGGAGTTTGTAAAGCCTCTTTGCTATATTGTGGCTTCCTATCTTGAGCTTGGCTTAATTTAAACTGAGCCTCATTCATCTTAGTTTGGGCTGCCACTAACTTTTCACCATCGCCCATATCATACGCATCTTTATATTCTCTTTGAGCATTCGCTAAATCAGTTGTGTGCTTCTCTTGAAGGGTCTTAATATAATCTTCTTCCCCTAATGAAAGTGTTTTCCTTAACTTTTGATTTTCTTGTACAGAAAATGCAGCAACTCTTTCAGCTTCCTGCCTTTGTCTTTCAGCAGCTTCTTTCTCACGTCTTTCATCGTGCCAAGCTTTCTTAAGTTGAGCCATACGTTGCTTTACTCTATCTGAATATTCATCTAAAGTATCAGCTTCCAGCTCGTCTTTAATATCTTCAGGTAGAGGGTCTCTATTTCTATCAGCTTTAGGGGTATCGTCCTCTACCTCAACATCAAAATCTAACTCTAGCTGTTCAGGTTCATCTTTTTTAGTAGCTTCTTTTTTGGGCTTTTTGGTAACTTCAACTTCGCCTGTAGCTTCTTCTGTAGCAACTTTCTCAGCTTTGTCTTCCTTTACCTCTACTTCTTCGCCCTCCATTTGTAGCTCCTCTGGAATTTCATTAATAATTTCAGTTTTTGCCATGTCTACCTCCTATGCACGTTCGTAGCCTCGTGGGTCATCCACTACGGCTTCTACAGTGTCGTCGTTAATAATGCGAAACTCATTACCAAAAATTTTGATTCGAGTTCCAGAATATGCCCTAGTAATAACGAAGTCTCCTTCTTTACACCAAGGTCCTGTTGGAAAACGCTCTTCGTCCTTATAAGCGGTGTCTCCCAACTTCATCACAAATAAAACTACAGTTGAATGTTCTTCAATAGTTTTAGTTTTATCGGATTTGATTAGCCCACTCTTATAAGCCTCATCTACTTGAGGGACCGCACATAAAATACGGTAGCCTTTAACATCAGGTAACTGAGCGGGGTTTTGTTCTGCTGGTTCGTCTTTAGTAACACCATTAATTGGTATACCATTAGGCGTAACAATCTCTGTTTTTAAAGTTTCAATTTTACTCATCATCTTCCTCCATATGCCTTAACATAGAAGCTATAAATCCTTGAGTAAGTTGAAATCCTCTGATAATACCACACGCATGCATATACTGTGCGTGCTCTTCGGCTCTACCTTGAGCCATATCATCTTTTATGCGTTGTTCTTCTTCGCCAATTTTATTAGCGAGAGCCATTAACGTTTCGTCCATCTATCTCTCCTGTTTTTTAGTTTGCGTTGTATTACGTTTTTCCTTCTGTTGTTTTACAGCTTCAGCACCTAACTTAGTGCCCTCTATAAATTCTTTTGCGTCCAACTCTTTTTGTTGGTTGACTGCGTCAGCACCAATCTTGGCACCAGCGATTCTTTCTTGTGACTCCATCTTCATTTTATCTAACTCAAGTCGAGCTTGCTCAAGAACTGAATCATTATTCATTTTCTTAGCTTTAGCTTGAGCTTCTAACTGTTTAATTTCAAGTTCTTTTTTCTGCATTTGTAGAAGTGGGTCTTCTTGTTGTTGTGCAATTTCTTTTTGTTTAGCTTCAGCAATATTTTTTTGTAATAGCTGTTCGCCTGATTTAGCTACAAGTCTAGATAATTCAACTTCCACATCTTCTGGTAATGCTTCCTCTGGTGGAGGTAGTGGTGCTCCAAGTTCTTCTTCGAGTCTTTGTCTGTATGCAAAAGCAATATGTTCTGCAATATGAGCTTCCATAGCAGAATAAATTTTTGTAGCGTTTGGACTTTGTCCTATCATCTCACCAACGATAGGGTCTTTTATAAATGACATATGAGTTTTAATATGAGCTTCTGAATCTTGATAGATAAATGCTTTCACAGGTTTACTGTTAATAATATCCATGTTTTCTGAAACAGGATTTTTCGGTTTCATATTATCTTTTTCTGGTATTAATTTCTCTTTATTTTTAACCCCTAAGACATCTAAC